GTCACGTTGGTGATGTTCGGATACTGTAGGAGGATGGAGTTTCCAGTTGCCATGAGGCCCTGAACGAGTTTGCTGTAGGTTGCGTACGAAACGTAAGCTACGAGGTCGTCTTCCTGCTTCAAAGCGTTAGGAATGAGGTCGATGAGAGTCCACATGTTCTCGACTGCATCGGTCGATGCCCAAGCGGTTGCAACTGAACTTCCGTCGATTGCGCCGTTGGCAACGTCCAACTGAGATACGAGACCGTCCAGTGTTGCACTGTCGCCTGCCCAGATGGTTTCCTCAACGTACTTGTTGATTTCTTTGATCTTGAGGTCTGCGATAGCGGCTTCGAAAGGAACCGTGTCGTGATTTGCGGTCGGAGTTAACTGACTTGAAAGCCATACGTCGTACAGAGTGTCAGGGCAGAGAGTCTCCTTCAACATTTTTGCCTTTACGACGAGCGGAAGCTCGGTGAAGACGGTTGCGTTTGTACTAACCTGACCCGTTCCGAATCCGCAAGTTGCATCGATGATAGCAGTTGTTGAACCGAGAATGTTCAGATTGGTCGTTCCAGCGGTGAGCCCTGCTTTAACGGTCATATTCGATACCGTCTTAGGCTGAAGAACCGCACGGGTGATCAGATCGGTCTGACCGGTCTGATCTACATAGGCTGATAGGCCTGATAAGTTAAATGCCATTGTTCTTAGATTTTTTTACTTTTTGTTTGACATTGCATGTTTGATGACATTGATGATAGATTCCATGCGGTCCACTTTTGTTTCATCAGGTACGCTCACCTTTGGGATTTTAGTCGTTGCCGGTTGCTTGGCAAATTCGTTTACTTTCTGTTCTGCCATCTGAAGTTTGGATTTCATCTGTGCGACTTCGTCCGCTAGAGCGACAATAGCTTCCATGCAGGTCTTCACGTCGTCTGCAATCTTCTTCATCAATTCTTCTTCAGTAGGAGCCGCTGGCTCTTCAGGTTTAGTTGGATCTACAGAAGGTTCTGCTGCCTCAATAGTAACTTCAGTTTCAGGCGCTTCAGGGGCCTCTGGAGTTTCAGTAGGAGGAATAACTTCCATGATTAGACCGTCAGCATCAACCTTAAAAGCTGTTCCATCTTCCAAGGTGTAATCACCTTCTGCTAGTGGAGTAGTTCCATCTTCCTGAAAGATAGGGAAACCAGCTTCTAGTCTTTCGTAATTGACGATACTTCCATCTGTCGTTTTAGCAGATTCCAGCTTGACCTCAAGACTAAGGATTGCTCTAATCTGATTTAATTTTAGTTTGTAAGACATATCCGTTTGTTTTTTTCGAAAAGGGTCAAACTACCCCAGTTGAACATAATTATCTATGGTTCTCACTCTGACACATCTGTCTAAAACTATTTTCCTAACCCATGTATAAGAACTTATGTACTATGTATACGAACTCAGAGATTTAGCAGATGTAATTGTTTACATCGAAAGCTCAAAAGACATTTATAGTAGATTCTACGGGCATACCCATGCAAGAGGAAAATTTGAAGGTAGAAAAGACTTACACCCAGTAATAGTAAGAGAATTTGAAAACAAAAAAGACGCTCTTTCTTTTGAAACAAGCCATAAGATTGCAAACGGGTTTGAACCTACAGAGCATAATCGATCTGTTTCCAATGGAAAAAGAAGAGGTGATGAAAATCTAACTAATGAGCATTGGGATAACTGTCATACTCTAGGTAGAAAAAAAGTAGTTAAGATTTCGCATACATGCCCGATTTGTTCAAGAATAATATATGGAAACTTCCTTTTGTAAACATCCAAAAAAGTGCAGTCGTGACGTAGATAAATAAACTAAAAATCCACGACCATGACGATAATTTTAATCTTCGTTGCTTTCCTACTAGGATTAGCAATCGGACTACTGAAAAATAACCACAAGAAATAATGGAAACATCACCGAATTTTCGTCCAGCCACTTACTACATCTTCGAACTTATCGAAGAAGGCGGTCGTGTAGTGTACGTAGGAATGACGAAGAACCCGGACGTACGACTCTATCAACTTACGAAACTAAAACCACATCGCAGTCACCCTAACAGCTCATACGGTCTCTTTTACGGTCGGAACCTGATACTCGACGTGATCGCAGGATTCGATACGAAGAAACAAGCACTCGAAGCTCTAGAAATACTGAAAGAGGAACAGGATCCCAATTACGCTCAGAAGAAACTCTTCAGAAAACAGGTCTGCTCGCAGGCTGGTAGGATTACAATTGATAACGGGAACCATAACATGTTCGCTAAGTTCAGGATGCCAGACGGTAAGATCGTGACCAAGATCTGGTTGGATCGGTACTGCACGAAGCACGGATTTAGCAAGGAATCGGCAGAAAGGATCTAATAAGTATATATCCTATTGTTCCATGAGGATAGAATTTCTGCAGTAATTCAAAAGCCTCCTCTACCTTTGATTTATAGATCATTTGGTTCAGCTTCCTGAATAAGATCCCTTATTCTTTCATACTTTTTTTGTGATTCAAGCTCTTCAGCTTCAATAAATGCTCCTTCTACTGAAAGTCCATGCACTTTACCTGATTTGACCATATCCCAAACTGCATCGTCAGTTATCTTCATCATGACCATCCATGTACCAATCGGGACGTCGAACCCGTACTTGGTAATGGCTTTGTCCGTCTCAGTTTCGACTATCCACGATTCGAATATGTATGACCCTGCATCAAGTGACTCGTTATGGTCAACGTTAGTTTCGTTAGTTCTGGCCTGCTGCATGAACTTCTGAGAGATCTCAAGTATAGTTTCAGGAGTGAACGTAACAAAGTACTCATTACCTTCTTCATCTAATCTAAAGATCTCCTTGTCTGGTATCATTGCTGGGCTAACTATTATCCTCTTGTCTTCGTCTGCAAAATGGAATGCAGAATGACCTGCAAGAGGTGGTAAGCTTCTTTCTGGACGTTTTACGAACCCTCTACCGTTGAAAGTACGTGGAGCGGTAGCTGCAATCATTTCTTCGCTTGTCTCTGGCTCGACTGGAGTCACCAAGTAGCTTCCATTGATCTCTACTGCACGATACTTGGCCCAGTAATGCTGGCAGTTCGATCCTCCCTTGTACTTGAAGACGTTGTAACGACCTCCTCCGACTCCCGGTCCGAACCCGTTATTCATATCGTCGAGCGTGAGAATCTCCTTGCGAGTGAAGTAACGGTCTATCGACATCATTGCTGCGCAGAAAGTACGACTGTTCGAAGCGGTATTCGATGAGGTGTACCTGTAGAGGTAGGTAATGTCGCCCTCAGCGAAGGTCTCGTCGACTACTTTGTTAAACTTTTCCTTGTCGTTCTTCACGTTCTCTCCGGGCACCCCTAATGTCTTTGCTAATTCGATCATAGTTTCCAATTGGTACTCACTGTAAACCTCCTCTATGGGCTTCAGATCATCACCGGGATCGACGTAAGGCGCCAGTCCACTAGTGTCCGCTTCCATTTTTACAGGTTCTTCCTTCTTGAAGTACATGAAGTTGACTTCTATCGCTGGGCGATCCACCAAACTGATGGCGGAAACTCCTGATTCTTCGTCTTCTGGTAGGATGACTAATTCGACTACTTTCTTTTCCATATTGATGTTGATTTTTATATCCTTGCTAGGTCCGTTATCTTCTTGTCAGCTTCCTGCTGATTGGTCATGTCCGAAGCGACCACGTAGGTCTTGAATATCGGCGTACTGTCAGTTGAGTTGTTTTCAATAGGTGCTCCGCCTCCTGCTTGATTCATAGAACTGAGAATACCTCCGAACATTCTTGTAGAATTTGCATTCATCACGGACTCTCCGTTGCTAAGCATCGCTGGAATGGAGTCGCTGGTAGAAGAACCAGGACCCGTAACCATACCACCCCTAGCGAACTTAGAAGGTTGTGGCGGTGGTGTAGAGTCTCCTCCTTCTCCTCCTCCAGAGTCGCTTACTCCCGGATCGAACTTTGTAGAGGCAATCTTTGCTATCTGAGCAAGGGACATTACGATGGAAATTCCCATGTAGACGGCAGCGGTAGCAGGACCTAACAGAGGTATAGGATTCTTCATACCGTTATCCCATGCTGACAGTGCCGACATGATTCCAGTTATGACTGCCATGGAAATCGAAAGGGCTTTGTTGGTAGCGAATTGTTTCTTCCTTATCTTGAGTTCTTCTTTTGAACCCTTTTTAACGTTGTTCAACTGCGCTGAGAAAAGAGCGTCAGAAAGATTCATCATAGCTTGCGTAGCATTGGCAAACATTTGGAGAGTCTCCATGAGATGCTGGTGTTTAACTTCCTTTTCGTTTAGAGATAGAGCATTACGATAAGCAACACCTTCAGCGGCTATACGATTTCTCTCACCCTCCGAAAGGTTTACATCCTCTAAAAGAATAGCATCACGAGCCAACGAAGCATCTCTCTTTGCGACGAATGAAGCTTCATCATCTTCCATTATAAGTTCTTCTGCTGCAAGTCTATTCGATCGTTCTGTTTCAGCATTCTTTTTCGTTCGTTCAGCAGTCTGCTCGACTGTAAGAGTGGTCTTCTCTTCTTCGTGCGTCTTGATCATCTGTAACATTTCAGCATTCTTAGTAGCAAGGATAGTTTTTTCTTCCTCAGACATGACTCCCAAGTTGTTCAAGTAGTCTATTTCGCCCTGAAGCTCCGATTGTTTGCGTTCCTGCTTTAGTCTTAGAGCTTCCTGTTCGCGCTTATCCTCGTCAGTAATGGACTGTAGGTATCGTTCGTCCAACGTGTTCTGCTGTTCGTTTATAAGGGTCACTATGTTTCCCTTGCTCTTCTCCACCTCTGCTTTTACTCGTTCGACGTAGGCCTTCCAAGCGTCCTCACGTTCCTTTAGAGCTTCCTTCTCCTTCGCAGTAGCTTCTTCGGATGCCTTTATGCTTGCGTCGGTTTTGATCTTGTTCAACCGAGTAACGTTGGCTGCATCTTCCTTCGAAAGTTCGTTCCTGGTGGTGCTCAGTTTCTTCTCAGCTTCAGCAATTTTGTCAGGTTCGGCACCTGAAACCTTGAGATTCTTTAGGTATTCCTGTTGAGCATTTATGTCGTTCTGGATGTTCTCTGCTCGTTTCTTGTGTAGTTCATCTTCGGACGCTCCCTTGGCCTCCATGAGTTCGAGTTCCTGCTTCTGCTTCTCGGACATCTTGTCGTAGGCTCCACCGATCTTGTTGAAGTCATCGACCATCGAAGCAGCGTTCTTCTTTGCCTTGGCGGTTGCAGTATCATCGATCAGACCGGTGATGTGAGCGAACCAGTCCCTGAGTTTGTTGAGTACTACCATGACGGCGTTGCCTATAGTCTTAAGGAAACCAAGGTTAGAGATCCACTCCCTGAATGGCTTGACGATGAAGATCACTGCAGCAGTTAATGCAGCCACACCCACAATGATTGCACCAATTGGGTTCAACGACATCACTATGTTAAGGGCGGCCTGAGCTATCGTATATGCCTTAGTTACTCCGGTTACAGCACGTACTGCGATGCTTGCGTTCTGTACTCCCTTGACTGCGGCGTCGTTCGCTATTCCGAAGGTACTTAAAGCTTGCTGAGCATTACCGAAGGATTCGGCAATTCCCATTCCCATTCCTTGGAACTTTCCCTTGATCTCTGCTGCTTTCTTTCCAGATTCGGAACTAAGAGTCTCGGCTGACTTCTTTACGTTAGTTATCTTGTCCTTGATGGCATCCAGTTCGACCTTGGTCTTCTCGAATTCGGCTGAGCCGAGCTTCATGCTCTTGAATCGAGTCTCAAGTTGCTTCAGTTCATCCTCCATCTCCTTGATGGAGGCTACTGACTTTTCGGCGCCATTTACCTTGATCGTGAAAGCTATTTCGTTTGCCATCGTAATTGAGTACTTTTATTTTCTTAGATATTCTCCTGTCACGCTTTGAACTTACGGAAGCAAGCATTCGTCTATCACTTGAGCTTCGCAGTAACCAGAAGTGCTCAAGGTCGAGAGGTCCATGCATTCCGTGATAATGTACTTGTCGGGTTCGATCTCTCCGCTGTAGAAATTGCTTTCCCAGTCTGTGTAGGAGTACTTCACGGTCGAAGTCGTCCTGTTGAAGATGTAGAAGGTGTAGTAAGAAGGAGTGCAGGAGCAGATACCGTCGTTGCAGAGACCGGAATCTATCACGACTCCGTCAACGTCCAACTGGATCCAGTTGTTCTTAGTCATAGCGTACCATCCGTCAGTTGCCGGTCCAATGATTCCAAGAGTGTACTTGTAGAAGATCTTGTTGTCCGACCAGACTGGGTTGACTCCGTAGATTGTGGAAGGAGCTCCTGAGCAGCATACGTCGCAGTAGGAAGTACCGTCGAAGGTCACAACGAA